CCGGCTGTTGAAGGTGCAGATGAGGATGTTCCTTTCTAGGAGCATCCCCAATTGCTTATAACTATTTATTCATTACGTACATAGTTACTTCAAAGCCAAAACGCATTTCTGTAGCTGCTGGAGTTGTCCACATGGTATTTATCCTTAAGTAATATATTATGCTTAATTGCACAATATAATAGAATTATACGCTTATGTGGGTTTACTAGACACCAGAAAAGCATGAAAGGTTTATAATGGATATACATAACTTAGAATTAGATATAGCGTGTTATGCAACTGCTGTGTACCATGAAGGTTCTCATAATATACAAGAAAGGATTGGCATTATAAATGTTATACGCAATAGAGTTCGTAATGGTCATTGGGGTCGTGATGTATGCTCTGTTGTTTATGCTTCTGGTCAGTTTATTGGGGTTACGGATGAAAATCATTTACCCGTTAATGAAAGGGCGTATTTGGAGACTAAACTTTTGGTTATTGATACGATTATTCATAATAAATATGCTAACCCAGTTGCAAATGCTTTATATTTCCATGACGATTCAATACCGCCAAAGAAAGCATGGTTCGGTAAACGCAAGAAAACGCACATAGGAAGGATGGTGTTTTACTAATGAAAAAAGAACCACTAGCATTTTTGTATGAAGAGTTTTGTACTAAGTCTGGAGACCTAAAAAAGTCTTATTTATGGTCATTTCATCCTAACCAGCTTTCATATCTAAACGACCTAAAGAATACAACACATCACATTAAGATAACACCTTTATTTGCAGGTGAGCCTGTAGAAGAATATAAAGGCATATCTAAATACGATAGTAAGAAATTAACGGAGGCACATGGTGGACTCTAAACCACTTACACAAGAAGAAATTATAAAGGTATATAAAGAAGCATTTGGATACGGTAGTCAGGTAATAACAATTGACAAGATATTTAGATTTGCTAGGCTTATAGAACAATTGCATGGAGTAAAAGATGTACACTAAACTAGATGACCAAAGACAAGCAAAGTTTGTTATAAACTATGTTACTGCACATCCTGGTTGCAGCATTAAACAAATTGTGCAAGAATGCGTCATTGCTAGAACACGATTGAAATACTTGGAAAGTCAAGGATATTTGATTTTGCCTAAATGGACTTATAGCAATGAATTAGATAAAAGATTTAAGAATAGGAAATATGTATCTGTAACTGTAGGAAGGGAGTATGGCAGATGGCAAGAGCAGAAAAGATATTAGAAGTGGTAGTATGGTTGTTGATTATTGGTGGTATGGGTTGGTTTTTTTATGGTTGTTATCAGTTAATTGATTTATTTTTTATAAGGGGATAAGAATGGTTGATTTAGTGAATAGACCACCGCATTACTTAGTGGGCGGTATAGAAGCAATAGATGTGATTAAAAGTCGTTTAACTAAAGAAGAGTATATTGGTTATCTTAAAGGTTGTAAACTCAAATATGACTTACGTTATCCTTTTAAAGATAATCCACAACAAGATTTAGAAAAGTCTGATTGGTATAAGAACAAGTTATTAGATGCTACTAAAGATGATGGAGTTGAAATTCCACCGGAATTAGAAGCTCAATTACAAAGGTTTGATGATGAGTAAAATCTACTTAGTATTTGGTCTTGTAATGGTTGCACTAGCTATCTTTTGGACTGAAGAAACATTTAGCCAAACTACTACTATACTAGCACCTGATGGGTCTGTAACCGTCTGTCAGGTTTATAATGGCACTATCATTTGTGTCTAATGCTATGCGTAATGCGTATGCTAGTCATACAGACTTTGGCTTTTTAAAAGGTGTAATACTAGACAATCCAAAAGCTATGCCATCTAACATTGACATGGTTTTTGAAAGACGTGGAAACTTTCTTATTGGAGAGTGGAAGCGTGAAGATGAGGATATATCTCTAGGTCAAAAAATACTGTTAAAAGCATTAGCAGACCAAGATAAGTTTACTGTGTTAGTTATAAATGGGTATAGTGATGATACTGGAACTGAGGTAGATAAGTTTTACAAGGTTACCCAGGATAAACTTGTTATTCTTGGTAATGGTATAGAAGGATTAAAAGATTATATAGATGCTTGGTATCAGTCATCCAATGGTGTAAGTTCGGAATAGAGCGATAACTCCTCGCCACTAATTTCTATAAGTGAGTCATCATCTAGCTGAATGACAATAGTGCTATCGCCATGTAATGCTTCACAAGATACAATCACTCTACCTAGCATGTGATTACAGATAATCTCTACATCTGAACGTTGCATAATTTTCCTATATATTTACTAAAGAGTCTTTGGCAATCTTTTCTGATTTAACAGACCTTGCCCACGACCCACAATTTTGACATTGATAGCGTTGATAAATAGCAGTCCTACTTCTTTGTGTACCACGAGATTGTAATTTTCGTGAAGCACAATTAGGACAACAAACGTCAGCAGAATATGCGTTATGATTTGGATGTTGTTTAATCCAACCCTTGAATTTATCGTAGACTTTCTCAAGTAATATAACATCATTCTTATTATATTCTTCCATTGTTTTCCATGCCTTACGGTCATCATTCATACACTTGACCCATAAAGCATGTCCTTCATGTTCTGTCTTGCTACCTAATCCTAAAGCCTGTGCTACATAATCTAGTTTGTTAGAAACAAATCTAAATTGTCTTCTTGCTACCTGCAATAAATCTATCTGTTTAGAGGGTGCTGGAGGTGGCATACCAGATAGTAAAAACTCTTTGTGTAGTATTGGTATGTCAAACCTAGAACCGTTGTAGTGAACAATGGCATCAGCTTCATCAAGAAGTTTATGCACAGAGTCTAGCATTTTTTGTTTGCCAGATTTTTGGATAGAGTCAAACATGATTTTAGATTCACCGTACCACTTGGCTGCATAACATAAAGTGTAAGATGATTCTAGTAATTGGTTTATAGAGATGTTCTGGTCAAAGATACCCCAGACATGAGCAGTATTTGGTGCTACTTCAATATCAATAAGTAATATTTTCATAGTAGTCTCTAAAGTTGAGATACTTTATTATATACTAGATAAATAATTAGCATGAGTAATACATATTTAAAGTGGTCTATAGCACAAAGGATATCGCAGATAAAATAATCTAGCATATCTTAATTGTAGCTGTTTTAGCTTTCTTTAGTTTGTCAAAGAACTTCTTATAAGCTATTTTAGAGTTACCTATGAAGTCTTTACCTGCCCATGTTGAGCCAAGTAATATACATCCATCTGTATCTGCTGAAGTGTTGCCAGAATGAATACGAACACCTGTAAAGTTAGGAACGTCTAGTATGTGTGGCATGTCCTGTTTAAAGCGTACAGAAGCGTCTATAATAAGTTTATATTCACCGGTAGGGATAGCAGTCTTACCTAAAACTTTAGTGCCATTTCTAACTACATCTTCTAACGTATAACACTCATATACACCGTCTACATACATCTTTCCTACTGTATGCGTATCTTTAAATTCAAACCTTTTAACTTCAATCAACATATGAATTAATATATTCCAATGCACGAGTTAAGTAATCCATAATTGCCATAAATACTAAAGCAATACCCATGACTATAAATAGTAGTCCTACTACGATAAGTTTAAGTATAGATAAACCAATAAAGTTAAGTATGTTTAAAAATATCATTTCTTTTTGATATAGAACAGACTACGTTCACCAAATAAGTAGAAACCTACAGCACTAGCAAAGTTATCCACTTCTTGTGTAGATATACCTTTTAAGTGCATTGTAGCCCATGTGCCTAATACGATAAGACCAATCATAGGTCTCATAAGTCTAGTGATAGCTTCTACCCAAGGATAAGATGGGTTACCAGAACCTGCTTCATTCATTACTTTAAAGAACTCTAAGTCAATGTTTTTCATTTGAGCATATTGTTCTATAGTAGCTGGTTTAAATTGGTCAGGTGCTACAAAACGATTAATAAGAGATTTGCATAAGTCCATAACGACTGGAGCAAAAGCAGATAACATGGTGATTGGGTCCATTATAGTTCCTTAGGGTCAAAGCCATACATCTTGGCTACACGCTTTTGTAGTTTTAAGAATAAACCTTTATGACTAGCATATTGTTCTGTTTTAGGTGAGTCTAAATATACGCACATGTGGATAATCTCATGGCATAGAGTCATTAAGACAGGATACAAATGAGAATGACGTGCAGTAGATATAGTGATAACATGAGGTTCACCTTGTTCTGGTGGTTCATATTGTCCACATATAGTATCGTCATGCAATACTACGAAGTCTACTTTAGATGCAGGTGGTAGTTTATACTCGTCAAATATGGGCATTTCTATCAGAGCTGAATATAGGTTTGCTATATTGTTCTCTGTAATAAATGTCATTTTGTGAAGTGTGTCAATAAAAATACAATAACGAAACCTGCTGTACCTAAAAGTATTTGCTCTAGGCGTTTGAGTCTTGCGTTTATTTGCTCATAACGTAACGCACAAACTTCTTCATGCGTACTTAAACGTGATTCTACGTCTGACTTTACCATTACTGTTCCTTATTCTTGATTATTAAGTAAGCCTTGATATGGCACAAAAGGTGCTGTTCTAGGCGTATATTGTGGAGTAGCAAGCATTTGTTGAGCTTGTGGTGTCATTAAACCATATCTAGCACCAATTCTTGCAGGAGCTAAAAGTGATAATGCAGGAACACCTGTAAACAAATCAACACCAGCACCAGCACCAGCACCATATAAATCTAATGCTGAAAATGGAGCAGGAGCTTCTGCTACTACTTTAGTTGTCTTAGGGAATGCTTTAGCATATTTACCTACTAATGCTAATTCATCTGTAATAGGCACACCTTGGTCTAATTGTTTAGCTATCTTTCTAGCGTCTACAACTCCTGTTTGTGGGTTCAATGCTTTTTCTACTGTAAATGTTTTAGCTATATATCTTCTTGCATTTCTAAACTGGTCAATTAATTCTGGTTGACCTAACTTAACAACATGGTTTTCAATTGCTTTTTCTAGTTTATCTGCTTCAGCTAAATATCTATTACCACGTGCTACTTCTTTAGGGTTAGGTTTCATAATGTTAGTACCTGAACGCAAATAAGCACTACCATCACTACGTAACTCTTTTAATCTTTGAATAGCTGTTGCAGCATCCATACTATAAGTATCTGGTATGTCTTGCATAAGTGCATTTTTACCACCTGTTACTTTATTAACACCTGTCACAATATTAGAGAATGGATTTTTATTTCCAAAGCTAATAGTACCTGTGTTAGCAATAGCTTCATAAGCAGGATATACAGATGTTCTAGCATTATCTAAAACTTCTGTTGTTAATGGTGCATCTTCAGGTAAGTCTAAATATCGCTTAGTAAGATTGTTTGTAACTTGTTGATTTCTAGCACTAGCTAATTCTTCTGTTTTAAATTTACCAGAAACACCTTCTAAAAAACGACCTAATTTTTTACCACCTACATCTGTAGGCAATGCAACATAACCAGCATCTCTACCTAGTTTTAATGTTTCATCTCTATTAGCATTTTGTAATTGTTGAGTAGATAGACCAATAGCTTTAGGTCTAACAAGTCCAGCACCAGCAAGACCGCCACCTAAACCTGCTAAAGTTTGAGCAACTGCACCACCACCTAACTCTTGTGTTGCTGCTTGTCCTAATCCACCACCTGTAGCTGCTGCTGCTTGTGTAGGTGCATTGGCAGTAAATGCTTGTTGAATAGTTTTACCTAGTTGTGACACAGGTCTTGCTAATGTTCCAATACCTCCTGTGCCTAATGTACTTGCCAAAGCTCTTGATGGACCTGCTACCATTCTTTCCATAGTAGTTTCTGGCTGTGGTAAATTTCTAGTTAAAGCTGGTGCTAATGGTTTAACTTGTAAACTTTCAGGTAATACAAGGTTTAATGCACCACGAATAGGTGAAGTAAGAATATCTCCAGTTCCGACAATGCCTTCTGTCAAATAACGACCTGTTAAACCTAATTGTCTTTGTAACCTATCTGCGACAGGAGGTAATGGAGCTACTTTCTTTACACCTAAATAAGCATCAGGGTCAAAACCTTGAGTGATACCTAAATATTCATCAGGGTTAAATTCTGCCATGTTAGAGTCCTAATCTTTGTTTGATTTGAGCTGCTCTTGGGTCTGTAGCATTAGAGTTAGCCCAGTCTAAAGCCTGTTTATCTTGTGCAGATAATTCTTTAGCTTTTGGTGCAACTTGACCGCCACCTTCTTTTGTCATACGTAATACGTCTTGTTCTGCTTGAGCCCTAGCACGTTCTTTTTGTGCAATAATACTTGGGTCAGTTTCGCCAAATCTAGGAAAGAATGTTTCTACGTTCTTTCTAATTTCATCTTTAGTTGCAGCAGCACCTGTTTTAATACGTAAGAATGACTCTGACCATTGCTCTTGAATTTGTCTTGCACGTTGAGCTTGTGGTCCAGCTAAACCTCTTAACGGAGTTCCTGCTAGATTGACTGCTGTTTGTGATACAGTACTTGATGGGTCAAAACCTTCTTGTTGTAGTCTTTTTAATTCATCACTTGCACTTGTCATTTGGCTAAAGAATGTTGCTGCTTTAGCTTGTGACTCTGTTGCTGCTTTTTCTTGTTTAGGTTTAATTTGTGGGTTAGTAACAATATTACCGCTTATGTCTTTAATAGGTAATCCTGGGACTTTAGGTACAAATATCCAATTACCATTAACATCTTGTTGAGCTGCTTCATAGTTTTGAGTAGCTTTAATAGTATCTGCTTTTGGTTGTAAATCAGCATAGTTACCTGACTTTTGAAATGTTGCTAATGATTTAGGTGTGTAGTCAGATGTGTTAATCTTACCAAATGGGCTTTCACCTTTTTCCATTGCTGATATTTGTCTTAAGTCACCTAAGTTACCTGATTGTTGATACGCTGCTAATGACTCTGTTGTAAACTTAGTAGGGTCAATATTA